GTGCTCTTCCGATCTAAGGAAAAAGGACTGGGAGACATCGACATCCGGGAGATTGACCTGCTGAAACTGTTCTGGGAGCCGGGCGTTACGGACATCCAGAAGTCACGCAACCTGTTCATTGTAGAGTTGGTAGACGAGGACCTGCTGGAGCAGCAATACCCGGAGCACAAAGGGCACTTGGGCGGCAGCGTTATCGACGTGAAGCAGTATGTCTATGACGATACCATCGACATCTCCGGAAAAAGCGTGGTAGTGGACTGGTACTACAAGGTCCGCTCCGCCTCCGGCAGAACGCTGCTGCACTATGCAAAATTCGTGGGCGATACGCTGCTGTTTGCCAGCGAGAACGACCCACAGTACCGCGAGCGGGGCTGGTACGACCATGGGAAATACCCTGTCGTTCTGGATGTGCTTTTTCCGGAGAAGGGTATGCCCGTCGGCTTCGGATACGTCGCCATCACCAAGGACCCGCAGCTCTACATCGACAAACTCTCCGCAAATATTCTGGAAAACAGCATGATGACAACCAAAAAGCGGTTCTTTGTGTCCAACTCCACCGGCATCAACGAGCAGGAATTTCTCGACTGGAGCAAGCCGCTGGTCCATGTGGAGGGCGAATTGGACGACCGCAGGCTTAAGGAAATCATCACGCAGCCGCTCGACGACATCTATGTGACCGTCGTCCAGATGAAGATTGAGGAGATGAAGGACACGGCGGCCAACCGTGACGTCAACTCCGGCAGCACAGGCTCCGGCGTGACGGCTGCTGCGGCCATCGCGGCCCTCCAGGAGGCGGGAAACAAGGCCAGCCGGGACATGATTGCTGCCTCCTACCGCTCGCACACGGAAATAAACTCCATGTGCATTGAGCTTATCCGGCAGTTCTATGACGAGACGCGCAGCTTCCGCATTACCGGCGACTCGCCCGGCAGCTATCAGTTTATCGACATGAATAACGCGGACATTCAGGACCAGCTTATGCCTCCAACCTATCCTGGTCAGGAGCAGGAAAACGGCTACTCCCCTCTCTACCGGCGGCCAATCTTCGACATCAAAATCAAGGCACATAAGAAAAACCCCTTCTCCCGCATGGAACAGAACGAGCGGGCAAAGGAGCTGTACGGGCTTGGGTTCTTCAATCCGGAGCGGGCGCAGGAAGCAATGGGCGCACTGGAGATGATGGACTTCGAGGGTATCGACAAGGTGCGCGAGCAGGTACAGCAGGGGCAGACCCTCCTCAACATCTGCCAGCAGATGTCCCAACAGCTCGACCAGATGGCCCTTATCATCCAGACGCTCACCGGGAAGGACATGGGCGTTGCGGGCGCTTCCGGCGGCTCTGGCGGCGGCTCAACCGCAGGCGGGCAAGTTCCGGCAAGCGGGGCAAAGAGCGGCGGGAGCGGGCTTGCAAGCGGGATTATGGAGGCGCAAACGCCGATGACCGATTACGGCACAAAGCTGGCCTCCCGCAGCAAGCCGAGCATGGCAGCCACCAGTAACGCGGCCAAGCCGAAAGTGTAGGAGGATGTGGCATGACAAGGATTTACGCAGAAAAAGACGGAGACAGCTATCTCCTCTCCGCCGAGGGCCACGCCACCGGGAACGAGCAGGTGTGCGCTGCGGTATCCGGCATCGTATATGCCCTGGCCGGATACCTGACGAACGCGGCGCGGGACGGGTATGCGACGTCCTATGCCCTTGAAACGAACAGCGGAAAAGCTCTGCTGCATTGCTACGGCGGCGAACGCGTGGAGGCCGCCTATGATATGGCGGTCATCGGATTGCAGCAGATTGAAAAGCAATATCCGCAGCTCTTGAAGGTGGAATTCAGCGCGGGATAAAAAATTTTTCGGTTTCCCTGGCGCAATCGAAAAATGCTTATGCTACGCTCAAGCTGTCCTCCTGCTTCACCTGCCATGGGCGGCAGCCAGTGAAAACACTCTGACTGCCGCCCTGGTGAAGTATGAGACCGATGCACGGGGGCGATACACCCGCGATGACAAAGGAGGCATCTTATGAAACGCAAGGATTTGCTGGACATCAACCTCTCGCTGTTTGACGGCGCTGCCGCAGGCGGCGGGGATGGCACGGGGGCGGCGGCCTCCGGGCAGGCTGGTGACAGCGCAAAGGGCGGTTCCCAGGCAGCCCCCGGTTCCACCCGCCGGGGAAAAAGCACGGGCGAATTCGGAAATGTCTTGTTCGGAAAGCAGGAGACCCCGGCGGCGGCTGGCGGTGACAGCTCCAGCTCCGGTACGGGACAGCAGCAGTCCTCCGTCGCCGGGAGTGACAACAAGGAGGGTGTGACTACCACATCCGACGCTCTGGAAGATAAGCGCAGGGCTTTCCAGGAGCTTGTGAACGGCGAGTACAAGGATGTCTACACCGAGGAAACACAGCGCATCATCGACCGGCGCTTCCGGGAGGCAAAAAACCTGGAGCAGCAGGTAAGCCGTAATCAGCCTGTCATTGACATGCTGATGCAGCGGTACAAGATTGCGGACGGGGACATATCCAAGCTGTCCGCTGCCATCGAAAACGACGATGCGTACTGGTCCGAGGCCGCCGAGGAGGCGGGCATGAGCGTGGAGCAGTACAAGCAGTTCCAGAAGCTCCAGCGCGAAAACCAGGCTTTGCTTGACGAGCAGCGCAGGCGTCAGAGGCAACAGGACGCGCAGCAGAAACTCCAGAAGTGGTACGGAGAAGCCGAACAGGTTAAGGCCCAGTACCCCGGATTCGATTTGAGCGCGGAGGCAAAAAATCCGCAGTTCCTTTCGATGCTGCGAGCTGGCGTACCCGTGCAGCACGCTTATGAGGTCATCCACATGGACGACATCAAGGCGGGCGTGGCCCAGACGACTGCCAAGCGAACGGAAAAGCAAGTCGTGGACGGCATCCGCGCCAAGGGTGCGAGACCGCAGGAAAACGGCACATCTTCCCAGAGCGCATTTACAGTGAAGGACGACCCGTCCAAGTGGTCCAAGAAAGACCGCGAGGAGGTCATCCGCAGAGTTGCGCGGGGAGAGACAATCAAGCTCTGATGTCTCCTCCCTTGCAAGGGAAAGGAGAATTTTCATGTATAAAACCAAAAGCGCGGCGGCGGAGAAGTTTCTGCTGCTGCCCATCCTTCTGAACCTGTTCGACGGCAACACCAACATCACCGGCGACAGCGGTCTGTCCGACGAGATGAAAACCTTCTACTCCGACTATCTCATTGATATGGCGGAGCCGGAGCTGGTGCATGACCAGTTTGCGCAGAAGCATCCCATCCCGAAAAACGGGGGCAAGACTATCGAATTCCGCAAGTACGACCCGCTGCCCAAGGCGCTTACCCCTCTCACCGAGGGCGTGACCCCCAACGGCCAGAAGCTCTCCATGGGCGTTATCACGGCGACCGTGCATCAGTACGGCGGCTTCATTGAGCTGTCCGACATCCTGCTGCTGACTGCCATTGACAACAACCTGGTACAGGCGACTAAGCTGCTGGGCAGCCAGGCAGGCCGCACGCTGGACACCATCACCCGTGAGGTCATCAACGGCGGCACCAACGTGCAGTACGCGGAGGGACAGGTATCCAGCCGCGCCGCGCTGGTTGGCGGAGACGCCACCGCTGCGAACAACCACTACCTGTCCGTTGACGCCGTTCGCCGCGCCGTCCGCTTCCTGAAAGTGATGAACGCGCCCCGCATCAACGGTTACTATGCGGGCATCATCCATCCGGATTGCTCTTACGACCTGATGTCTGACCCCAAGTGGGTGAACGTCAAGACCTATTCCGACCCGGACGGCATCTACGAGGGCGAGATTGGCCGCATTGAGGGCGTCCGCTTCGTGGAGACCAGCGAGGCAAAGGTATTCCATGGCGACGCTCTGACGGCTGCATCCCGCAACCTGACCGTCGCCTCTGTGTCGTCCAAGACCTTCACGGTGGACGAGGCCATCACCGCCAGCGAAGCAACCGCGCTGGCCGGGCGCAAGGTCATCATCAAGGGTGTGCTCTACACCGTCGCCTCCTCTGCCGCAGGCGCGGCGGGCGCTGCGACCATCACCGTGCAGGAAGCCGTTTCCGGCTCCCCTGCCGATGGCGATGTCGTGTATCCGGGCGAGGGCGGAGCTGCTGGCCGCGACGTGTACTCCACGCTGATTGTCGGCGCGGACGCTTACGGCGTTACGGAGATTTCCGGCGGCGGCCTCCAGCACATCGTCAAGCAGCTCGGCTCCGCTGGTACTGCTGACCCGCTGAATCAGCGCGCGACCGCTGGCTGGAAAGCAACTAAGGTTGCTGAACGCCTGGTTGAGCCGTATATGATTCGCGTCGAGACCACTTCCACCTTCACCGCTGCGTAAGAACCGGGCGGCAGGACCGCAATCCTGCCGCCCTTCTCTAAATTATTACCGACAGGAGGAAATACCTATGGCTACCACTAAGAAAGAAGTTGCTTCCGATGAACAGGAGCAGACCGTACAGACGGCGGACGTCCAGTCTGATGCAACCGCCCAGGCAGAAAAAATCCTGGCCGATGCAAAAGCGGAGGCCGACAAGATTCTGGCAGACGCCAAGGCCAAGGCTGCGGCGGGAGCGGAAACGGCAAAAAATACCGCAAAAGCGGAGGCCGACATCCCTGCTGACCCCGGAGAGCGGCTGGTAAGCATCCGCTTGTTCAAGGACAACGACAAGTACAAGGATGATGTTTTCGTCGCCGTCAACGGGGAGCGCGTTCAGATTCGGCGCGGCGAGACCGTTCTTATCAAGAAAAAGTTCGCGGACGTGCTGGAGCAGAGCATGAAGCAGGACGTGGCTACCGCCAACATGATTGAGCGCGAAAGCTCCGAATTCGAGGCAAAGGCAGCCGCTCTCAAGCTGTAAGCGCCTGCCGAAACAGAATAGACATCCGCGAATATCCAAGCGGCTGCGACACGGCGCGGCGAGGCACAGGAGGACCTACCTCCAGCCTTGCCGCGCTTTTTAACTACCGACGGAAGGAGGTAAAACACCATGGACAGAACGGTAAATGTAACCGTTAACGGAGAATTCGTCCGGAAGGACAGCAAAAATGCTGGCGTTCAGGGAGAGGGCAACGTCACCACACTGCACATCGCTATGAGCGCGGACTGGGAGGAGTTCAGCAAGCGCATCGTCTGGCGAGACGCGCTGGGAGAGAATCCTGTTTCGGTCCTCCTTTACAATTCCGTAGAGGACCTTGCAAGCGGGCGCGACCCGCTCGTATTTGACACGACCATTCCGGCGGAGCCGCTGGCCCTCCCCGGCTGGTGCAGCTTTACCATTGAAGGATTCAGGGACAGCACGCCGACGGCTGTATCTATCACCGTGACCGACACGCTTTTGGTGAAGGTGAACGACACCTACAACACGCCTGCGGAGCCGACGCCGACGCAGGCGCAGCAGCTCCAGACACAGATAGACGAGATTGTGCCGCAGGTAACGGAAATCGTGGGAGAGGCCGTGGACGCACTGGCCCAGGCGGAGGAAGCCGTAAAGGTTTGGGCTGTGTGGGACAGCTCTACAAAGTATCTCCCGCTGCAAAAGGTGTACCGTCTTGGAAGTTCCTATATCTGCAAAACAACGAACATCGGCAATGACCCTGCTTTTGACGTCGCAGGCGGAGCCGAGGGAACCTACTGGCTTTTGATTGCCCAGAAAGGAGACCAGGGTGCACAGGGGGCAACCGGCGCGCAAGGAGCAACCGGAGAGCGCGGGGTACAGGGAGAGCGCGGGGTACAGGGCGTTGCCGGGAATACCGGCCCGCAGGGGCCGAGGGGCGTTCAAGGTCCGCAAGGTTCCACGGGAGGCACCGGCCCGCAGGGGCCGCAGGGCGCGCAGGGAATTCAAGGTCCGCCCGGCCCGCGCGGAATTGACGGCGTGTCCGTCCAGACATCCGGAATGGTCTCTTTCAGAGTAACGGAGGAAGGGCATCTTTTGTGCGCGTACACAGGGAGCGAGCAGCCGGGCTACTATATCAACGAAAACGGACATCTCTGCTTAGATGTCTGACTGAAAGGAGCATGAGATATGCCTACTTTTGATTTGGGACAGGTGGTGGGCGCGCAAGGCCCGCAGGGCGAGACCGGCCCACAGGGGCCGCAGGGAGACACGGGGCCGCAGGGGCCGCAGGGCATCCAGGGCGAGACTGGCCCGCAGGGCATCCAGGGCATCCAGGGCATCCAGGGCGAGACCGGAGCACAGGGACCCGCGGGGGCGGATGGCGTAACGCCGAACATTCAAGTGGGAACCACGACGACGCTTTCGGCGGGAAGCTCCGCCACTGTAACACGCCGCTCCGGAAGCCCCGATGCAGCGCCCATCTTTGATTTTGGAATACCGAAAGGCGCAGACGCGACGAATCCGGGAGATATGACTAAGGCCGTCTATGACCCGCAGGGCAAGGAGCAGGACGTCTTTGCCTACGCAGACACAAAAATGTCAAAGACGGGCGGCGCGTTTACCGGGGCTGTTTCCGGCGTGTCCCCTACGAGCGGCAGCACTGCCGGATTCCGCAATATCTATTTCGGCTCTGGCGCGCCCGCCTCCGGGCTGGGAGCAAACGGAGACATCTACTTCAACATCGGATAAGGAGGAGTTTACCATGATTCGAGCGGGAAACTACACCATCAGCGACAACGGGTTTACCGTTGATACAGTGAACGTCGGCGGGAACATCAGGCAGGCGCTTATTGTCGAGTTGCCGGGCGGCATCACAAACACAGCGCTGGCCGCGTTCTGCGCCGGACCCATTGAGGTCCTGGACGAGGAGGGCAATGTCCTCCAGACCTATACCGGCCCGTTCAACGTTCTATCTCACGGGCTGAAATTCGCAAGAGCCAGTACGGACGGCGACGTTGCCGCCCTGACGGAACGCGTGAACGACCTGGAAGCGGAGCTTCTGACAGTTAAGAGCGCCAAGGAAAGCGCCGTGGAGGAGCTTGCAAGCCTATCCCAGCAGCTAACCGCGATAAAGTCTACCATGGCGACGACAGACACAACCGCCGATGCTGGTAGCGTGTAAGGATGCGGCAGACGTCTCCTGCACTATTGCAAATCTCTTGAGCGAGCTGGAGCTGCCGTGCGGGCGCTGCAACGGAGCTGGAGTGGTCCTTACGGGAACCTCTCCTACCGGATGCACCGTGACTGTTCGGATGCTGGCAAACAACGTGCTTGATGTAGAGGGCGGAGACGAGCTGCTGCAAGCGCTGTTGTGGCAGTATATCGACGCGGTGGATGGGCTTGCCCTGGGGCACCAGACCAGTCATATCTACGCTGTGTTCTACGTCTCCTCCATCATGCATTTTGTAGGCGAAAAGCTGCACTTGCCTCTGGCCGGGATGTATATGGACGATTGGTATGTCATCTGCCCGGACATGGCAACAGCCCGCAAGGCTCTTGAGCTGATACGGGCCGAGTTTACAAAGCTGGGTTTGGAGCTGAACGACAAAACCAACATTTTCCCTTTGCAAAACGGAATCGACTTCTGCGGGTTTCACACTTATCTGACGCAGAGCGGCAAGGTAGTGCGAAAGCTGCGTTACTCCTCAATAAAGCGCATGAAGCGCCGCGTCCGGAAATGGGAGGAGCAGTACGCAGCCGGAGAAATCACGCGGGAGAAAATCATGGAGAGCTTCGCGGCTTGGGAGGCGCACGCCAAACACGGCGACACGGGGCAGCTCCGGAAAGAAATGCGGTCCAGGTTGTTGACTGCCCTGGACCGCGCGGAAAAGCGACCGGGGGCGCGGGGCTTGCAAGCTCCCGCTCCCGGCCAGACCGAAAGGAGAACAAATCGCTATGGGACAGTTACTTTCCAATCTGGCCGCAGGCAGCCTTGTGAAGCTGAACGAGAACACAAAGGCGACCAAGTTTATTAAGCTGGACACGGACCATTACGGGACCGGAACCGGCGTAACCCTTGTCCGCAAGGACACATTTCACATGACACAGTGGGATACCAGCTACGACGGAGGCTACAACAACGTCTATATCGGCTGCTACCTGGACAATTTCTGCGACTGTATGTGGCCGCTGAAACTGGATGACGGAATCAAGGACTGCATCGTGCCGGTTCCCATCATCGTTGCGGAGGGAAATACCGTTTCCACGCTCCACACGCTTTATCGCAAGGCGTTCGCACTCTCTTGCACGGAAGTGGGCCTGTCCGGATGGCAGACGGAGGGCACGGCGTTCAGTTACTTTGCCGACAACACAAAGCGCGTTGCCTATCTGGACGAGACGGCAACCGCCGTCAACTGGGGCCTGCGCTCCCCGTACCCGAGTACCCGCGAAGCGTACAACGTCAGTACCGGCGGCGCGCTGAACTACAGCCTCGTGTACCTCGCGGGCTTCGCGGCCCGCCCCGCTTTTAATCTTAAATCTTCTATCGTTGTATCGTCCACCACAGATGCGGATTGATGCTACACGGTGGAGAGCCTGCCCAGCACAGGAGGCGGGACATACGTTAAGAACGGCGGCGTCTGGGTAAAGGCGTCGTAATAGCCCAGTCCGGGCGGCGGGCAGCCCCCGCCCGGCTTCGATTTTGTGAGGCGGATGCAAGATGCCAAGTATCAACGAGGTTATCGAGCGCGTCAGCCGGGCGAGGCCGGATGCGTTGGACGATGACACAAAGGCCGCCTGGTTGATTGAACTGGACGGGAAGCTCTATCGCGACGTCATCGCACGGCACGAGTTGGCGGACGGCGAGGAAGCCCCGGAACCGCCCGCGAGTTACCCGGAGGACGGCGACAAGCCCCTGCTGGCGCAGGCCCCGCACGACAAGCTGTACGACCTGTACCTGATGGCACAATTCGACTTCTATAACCGCGAGGATGCCAACTATAACAACTCCGTTCTGTCCTTCAATACGGCTCTGGACGAGTACAAGAAGGATTACCACAGGACCCACGTCCCAAAGGGAGTGGGCGGATACCAGAACGTTTTTTAAGAGAGGAGGGAGAATATGAAGCTTCCCTATTTTACCGCGACCACCCAAAAGACAAAGAAGCAAATCATTGCTTTTGGGGGCGTGAACTACGGGCAGAAAACCAGCGACGGAGAGCTTTTGGAGAGCTTCGGTCTCTCCTCCACAAAGTACCCTTGCTTGAGCCAGAGGGACGGAAGAAAGACCGCCGGGACCTATACCGCCCCGAACGGCCTCTATGCGCGCGGAAAGCTTTGCGTGGTAGACGGGACCGACTTCATCTACGGAGGAAAGACCGTGGGACAGGTGACGTCCGGGGAAAAGCACATCGCCACCATCAATACCAAAATCGTGATTTTCCCGGATAAGGGCTACTACGACACGGCGACGGACGAATTTGGAAGCCTGGAGGCGGAATATCCGGGCTACGCCG